ACTTACAACTTTAGGATCAAAATACTCTTGCTGATAAAACTTTATTACAAGAGAATCGTTATCGCCAAGAGATGCCATGATATCATTTAGAGTCAGTTTATCGCCGTCAAAATCTTTTTTGTCAGTAACTTTACCATCTTTCATAACTCCGACCGTGTACATTATTTTTTTACTGCCTCCAACTACAGATCCAAGCTTACCTCTTTTAACAAGATCATCGTGTATCTTTTTTGCTTTAGACGCACGACGTGTTTTGCGCATTTATATTAAGGTCAAAAAAGTTTTGCTCGAAGGTAAGGATTCTTGAGTCGGTAAAATGACCATGTATTGCAACCATAAATCATTCGCTCTACTGAACTGCCACCATATCTAGATCTCCAACCTCTGTCGTTCTCAATTACTCCGACATACATAGGTCCAAGTCTCGTAGCTTCATCTTTAATAAGTTTTCGCATTTTGTGAAGGCACCGAATAAAGTATTTTCTCTGAGGAGCCATATTAAGTTCTTTGACCTTCTCCTTAATAAACTTTCTTACCTCTTCTCGAAGAACTTTCAAAGTTCCAGATAATTCCTTTTTAGCAAAATTCATTTCTTGCAATAAAGATTTAACTTCTGGTTGTTTTTTAAATCTTCGAACACACATTTTTATGAGACCTTCGCTAGTTACTTCTTCTTCAAATGTTTTTGGAGTGTTGCATTGAGGGCACTTTTTATCTGCAGTGGAAAGGCAAGCTATAATACACCTTGTGTGAAATGCATGTTTGCAATCGAGTTTCACACAAGTTTCAGTTGAGTTTCGTTCATCTTCAAAAGATTTCATATCCATATCGTCAAGACACACAGGACACGTATCTGTCATTTTATAATAATATTAACCATTGTTGTAAACGTCTAGTTGCTGTACGCAAGACCACCCATACCGCTCATGATGCGCAGGATGTTGTAGTTAACCGCATACACGCGAATATCCCACGTATCATCATTGTCGGGATCAACAAGCGCAGCACCGCTCATGTTAAGAACAACCGTGGCCGTATCAATGCGCGAGAAGTTGCACGTTCCCGACGGCTGGTGCTCTTCTGGGCGCAGGGCAAACGAGTACATGTAGATGTTGGGCTGTTTGTTCGTAGAAAGCGTGTATCCAAACCCAGTATGGTGCTGAGACTGCTGGGGTTTGCAGAAATAGTCGCCATAACGTTTGTCGAGACGATCTTGGCCGTTGAACTGGATCCACTGTTCGTAAACAGCTGTACCGATAAACGAACCACCCGTTTGAGAAGTGCTACCGTTATACGTAAAAGGCTGAAGACGGGTAAGACTTTTTGAAGCTGCAAGAGAACAGTTCGTGTAATACGTTGGCTGAACGACCCAGACAAGTTCTTTTACGGGGTGGTTGAACGTCAAGTCAATACGATTCGAGTACGAAGAAATACCCTTGTCCTCGTTGAACTGCGTCTGCTCAATTAGGTACTCGTGCGACTGCTGGGCCATCCGACGGCGTTCCTCCGTATCGAGGTAAATATAGTCAATATAAATTGCAGCCTGAACAGGTTGAGGAAGACTCTTTGCACCAGTCACAAAATTACCTGCAATTGCGGTAGCATCGTTCCACTGCAAAGTAATCTTGACTTCGTGGTACTGAAGAGCAATGAGGGGGAGTGCTGCGCCAGGGTTACGGGTGTAGAAGAAAAAGAGAGGAACGTACAGGATCGTTGGAAGAGATGGGCGACCATTTCCAGCATTGCAGAGTGTTTGACCAGTGACAGCGACAGAACCAGCTGCAAGTTCCCCACCTACCATTTTAAGAAACTTATCTTGCTGAGGGGCATCGCTCGTGAGTGCATCCCAGAGGTACATCCACTCACCGTACTGCCGATCAATAACTTGCCCACCAATATCCAGCTCAACGTAGCGGATAAGATTGTATCCTAGACGAGTTTGATCGTTGTTATAAGTTCCTGCAGCGAGAACGACTTCAAGGTACGTTGTGTACAGCAGGTCAGCATGGCGACCTAGAATGGCCGAATGCTTGGTGCCCCACGACGCTTGGCCATTAAAATTCACGCGAAATGGTTCCATGGCGAAGTTCGTGTGGCGCTTAAAGAGTCCTTTCCAGAAAGTAATTTGAGGATTTCCAGATAGGTATGCATCCTGAGCACCATAAGCTACAAGTTGAAGCAAACCTCCACCCATGTTATTTACTTAATGTAATCTCTTTTTTTCTCTAACGGCGACGGTGACGGCGCGTACGACGAGACGAGCGACGACGACGACCGCCCTTTACGGCAGGTACGGCAGCGCCATCTGATGCACCGTCAGCGTCTACTTTTTTTACTTCTTTTGCAAGGTCAGAAGAACTGTCTTTTGACATTTTACCACTATCACTATCACGATCTTCGCCACCACGGTGTTTCTTGTACGACTTCTTTGCAAGCTTCAGGATTGCACTGAACTTCTGGCCCTTGTGAGCTTTCATCGTGCGCTTAACGTGTGCAAGCCATGCGTTTGCCATTTTTATTAGTAGCTGAGAATTGAATTTATACGGTGACGTTATAAATTGGCGAAATTTTCTGCATAGGTTGAAAGGAAACGCTTGGGTCTGGGAGTGTTGGAGTCTTGAATTTCTTGGGGGCGAGAGCTCGTAACGCAACGGGTTTAAGAACAATGCTGTTTTCTTGAAACTCGCCAATATAGTTCTCCATAGCGCTATCAACTGACCCATAGTTCATAAGAATCCACTGACATCCATAGGAAAGAAGTATTTGAGGATTCGTGTTAACTAAATCTGTTCCAATATCAGGAACTACCATAGTAATACCATTGCGATTATGGTTAATAAGTTCATCCTTGTCGTGAGGCTGAGATGCTTGAGTATAGGTGAGTCGACGCAAATGTGAGGTTGACCACGAAATGTTGACAAGCTCTTCCATTAAAGTACCTTTCATCGGACCGCCCGAAACTACTATAATCTTGCGCTGGAGATTGCAAATAGGTTCAACTACTAAATTCTTACGAGAATAGCTGTATGTAGAATCCAGAAGATAAGGTCGGCAGGTAGTTTTCAAAATTTCTGCACAAGCATTTATTACATCTGTCTTGTCGGTATGAAAAACAAGGCTAAGAATAAATGGATCGCTACTGACAGGAGATGACACTGTATTGAAAGCATTATTCGCAATCGCTACACAGCAAGCGTCGAGAGAAACGGTGTTGTAAGCATAATCAGTTCCAAGTTTCTGATTCTTTAATCCAACTACTGGTTTGCTATCCGAATCTGCATAAATATCCAGTTCAACTAGTCGAGGACCCGCTTTCATTAAAAGAGGAATTACTTGATCAGTAATATAGTCATAAATTTGAGATCCTGGAAACAGAGAATATCCAGATGAAGCAACATAAAAATCACACAATCTATATTTCTGAGGACATCCTAGAGGTGCAAGTTTGGTAACACTTTGGTAAGCATTAAATGTTGATTTTGCTTTTCCAAGAGCCTGTGTTTTTGAAGGTGCAAATAATTTATAACCTCCGTAAGCAACTAGACCCATAAGTACTATTGCACCAATAACAGTGATAATAGTCATAAAGTTTGGTGTAGAAAAAGAAGGAGTAGCTTCCATTATACATTAGTCCATGATTTTATAGCGCTAGCAATAGCCCAACCTACTAAAATAATTCCACCAATCGCACCAATCATCCATATATATTCACGTGCGCCCATTTACTTTAATTGGTATAAAACTCCTCGAAAACCTCTTACAACTTCATCAGGGATACGTTTGTCCATAGGTATTCCCACAAGGCAACAAAGATGAAAGTACAAACAGTACATCCCACATTCTGAGTCTTGTCGCTGATGTCTTGTTTTATTATATGTTTTCTGCATAGGTTTTGTATGTGTTCCAGTAGCATCCCATTGTTCTTTCCATCTGTTCATAAGAACTTGTATTTCTTTCTCTGGTTTATTTGCGTAAGAGTCAAAGTATGTTATTCGTGGAAACTCAAGTTCTGGCCGAATGTCGCAGAATAGAGCAATCCAGTGTTTTCCAGGACCAGTGCTTTTGTCGGTATTGAAAACAATTCCTATTTGCGTATATCCTTTTTTGTACAAAGCGGTAATATCGAGTGAACAAAGTGAATCAACAAGGCATTCGCCTGTTTTGGATTTTTTTCCAAAATCAATCGGAACGGTTCCCACATAGTAATAGTTTTTAAAAATACGGGCATACTGTTTTTCAATTGCATCAATATCGTCAGAAGAAAGCCATTCATCGGGTTTTGTTTTCCAGGAGTCAGGAGCAGTTGGGCGAGATATCATGGACGTAATAATACATTCTGCATTACCTCGGTCACACTGTCTCCTCATTCGAACTTGAATCTCTTTCCAGACATTTTCGGCACCTCCTTGTGGAATAGGTGTATCTTTACGGTGTTCAGAATTGTATACTTGTCTCAAGTTTTCAACTTGTTGTCCATTGAAGAACATCCTTACTGTAAAACGGATATTCTTATTGTGCGACTAAAGATGTAAAAAATGTCGGTTCCTGATCTCAAGAGTCGTGTTAAAGCTTACTGTGATATAAATGAT